CCACCACCCCGAAAGGAAACCCCCGCATGTTCGCCGTTTCTTACAACTCCATCTATGGCATCAAGGGCTATGCCCTTATCACCGAGTCCGCGGGCGCTTACGCTCTCGACCGCGTGGGCGCACAGGTCTACAACGACGTTGTGCCCATGACCGAGGTCCCGGCACACCACGCCGAAATGCTCATCCGCGAAGCCTGGGAACGTCACAACCGCGTCGCCGCAACCGCCGCCGCCGAAACTCGCGTTGACATCGACCAGGCGACCGCACAGGTCCTCGCCGCAATCAGCAAGGACGGTGGCGACAAGTGACCGAGCCTAAGCACGCCCTCACGCCTCAGCCGCTCGCCTGGCTTACCCCGGATGTGCGCCGGTGGCTCTACGGAATCGCAACCGCCCTCGTCCCGATTCTCGTCGTCTACGGCGTCATCGAATCGTCTACCGCGCCCATGTGGGTTGCCCTCGTCGCCTCGGTTCTCGGTACCGGCACCGCCCTAGCTCACGTTCCGAAGGGCGACGAATGACGCCCGCCGCCGAGGTTATCACCGCTTTAGGTGGCCTCGGTGGCGTCGCCGCCATCGTGACCAGCGCCGCGACGCTGATACAGGCGCGGCGAATCCACGCGCAGGTAAGCCCTAACCACGGCTCCAGCCTCGCCGACGCCGTGAACAGGACCGACGCCAAGACCGCCGAAGCCGCCGCCGCCGTGAGTCGCCTAGAGGATGCGCTAGCCGCGCACTCTAGCGCCATCGAGCGCATCGAGAGCGCGCTCACCTCCAATGGTGAGACTGTGCGACGCATCGAGACCGAGCAGATGAAAACCGCGTCCGACGTTCTCATCTCGCGGCACTCGGTCGAAAGTCTCTCCCGTGAGGTAAAGGGCTTAGGCCACGAGATAGGGGACCTTCGATCAACCAGGGATCGTGAGCACGCCGACTATGACGCGCGTATCCGGTCCCTTGAGGGCCGCCCCTAAGCCGCCGCCTCGACAACGGCCCTAAGCGCCTCGTCCGCAATCGCTAGATATCGTAGCGTTGTATGGGGCGACTCGTGCCCTAGGATGCGTTGAACGGACACTAGGTCTCCCGTGCGCTCATATGCCCGCGTAGCGAAGCGATGCCTAAGCGCGTGCATCGTTACGCCGGGCGGTAGCGCGCGGGTGACTAGCCGTCCGAGCCATTCCGGCGATACGTGCCCGGCGTCGTCCCCTGGGAACGTCCAACCCGCCCCGCGCGCCTCGACTTCGGCGACCAGGCCGGGCGGCATGGGCACCGTCCGCGCCTTCCCACCCTTGCCGTGCACGATCAAGGACGCGCCGCGCACGTCCCGCACAATATCGCTCGCACGAACGCGGGCGACCTCGCCCCGGCGTAACCCCATCTCCGAGGCCAACCTCACCGCCAAGTGCACGCGCCAATCACTCGACTGGAGAGCCCGCCTCACGGCCTCGTCATCCGCCGGGCGCGGGGCCGGGGCCGACGCCCGCACCGACGGTAACGCCGACACATCGACGAGGACCGGCCGGATCGCCGAAGCCCACGAATAGAACCCGCCGACCGACTGGAGAGCCGACCGGCGCGTATCCCTCGCCCACATATGGGCGGCCGACCACTCGATTACGTCCGCCGTCCTCACATCCCAGGGGCCTACCTCGACGGCGCGGGCAAACCGTCTCACCCAATCAACCCGAAGCCTCACCGTCGCCACTGTGCGCCCCGTCCCGAGCATGTGCAACCTCCAATCTGTGATTGGCGTGTCCCATCCGCCCGGCACTCGTGCTTTTTGCATAACCATGGCCGCTATCCTCGTCCTCATCGCTCAAATCCGCTTGCCGTGGGCACCCTTGCCCGCGCTCACCTGGTCGGACGCTACGCTACTTGTGTCCACATATCGGACACTGTGAGGTAATCCCGAGGTTGCAGGTTCGAGTCCTGTCGGGGGCGCACTTCCCGACCGGTAGGAGTTACCAGGTCGGCAACCGAGACGCCTAGCGCCGTCGCTAGGCTGTCCAATTCTTCGAGCTGCCACGGTCGCACGCCGCGCCATCGTTTCGTTATAGCTCCCTGCGATATTCCCAGCGTTTGCCCTAGTCGCACCTGGTTATAGCCCAGGCGCGCGGCCTCTGCCCGGACGTTAGCGGCGACGACATCGCGGGTTGTAATTGGATGCGTGGGCGCGGCGTTAATTAGTGTGCTCATGCTCCCTATGATAGTCCAAAATGGCATAACTGTGTGACCGGACGGCACAATTTAGAAGGCCCGTTGTGTTGATTCATAGTCCGTAATGAACTATTAATTGCACTATGACTCTCGCACATGACTTTGTGACCCTGGAGGTGACGCGCTACATGCGCGCCACGGGAATTAACCAGGAAACGATGGCCGCCGCCATCGGTCTACAACAGTCCGTTCTATCGAAGAAAATCCTAGGCTTGCGCCGCTGGTCCCTAAACGACCTCGACCGCCTGGCCGACGCGGGGGTCCCTATCCATCTCACCGCATCGACGCTAGACCGAGAGGCCCACTCATGAGTGCAACGGAAGAGCAGACCGCAAAGGCGCTGCGTAACCTCATGGATTCACTGGACAACGTCATCGACCAGCTCAGTAGCCCTGCCTTCGAGGTCGCCGGCTACGAGCTATCAGTCATGCACGGCGATTTAGAGCGCGTGACCTTCAATCTGGAGTGCGCCTTCAATCTGGAGGCGGGCGAATGAGTTACCGCATCGACTGGCTCCAGTTCATCGCCGCCCTGACCGCGCTCGTCGCCTACGGCGTCGTCATCTGGTCATGTTTCGCCCTCTATCTCCCGTGGCCGGTATCGACGCCCGGCATGATCGTGGCGTTCCTGGCATCCGGCGTGTGGTCGCACCGACGCGACGTGCACGAGAGGGGCCGCAAATGATTACCAAATCGGACGCCGCCATCGTGCGGTCGCTACTGCGCAAGTCGCAATCTCTGACCCTCCAGCTCGCCGAGGACGCCGCCAACATGGGCATACCCGGCGCGAAGAGGATGCGCCCGAAGGACCGCGCACAGAAAATCAAGCTCCTGCATTGCTACGTGACTGTCGCAATCCGTTACACAGTGGATGCCCAGTCATGACCGCCGCCGCACTGTCGTGGACTGAGGAAGAGCGCGCCGACTTTATCGCGGCCGCTCGCGCCGCCATCGGTGGCCCACGATCCGAGGACGCCGCCGCCAACCCGGCGCGTGTGCCCGCGCCCAAGGCGCGCGGCGTCCTCAACGCTGGCCAGTCCCTCACCTCGATTCTCGCCGCCCTCTCCCGCGTCGGCTGGGGACCACTCCGAGGCCGTGAGTTCGCCGCCTCAAGGGCAGTCCTCGACACCCTCGCCATCCTCGCGCACGACACACGCGCCGACCTGTCCGCCGTCGTACAGACCACAGCCCGCCAACTCGCCAAGAGGGCGGGCTACAGCCTTCGCCACACCTCGCGTTGTCTCCAGTGGCTTGAGGACGCGGGCGTCATCGAATGGCACCGGGGCGGCATCCGCATGGGCGCGCCGACCGTGGGCGTCATCAAGGTCGTGAAACGCACGCTAGTGGACTGGGCTCTAGCCTTCCGCCGCGCGTCCGACGCCGAGGACCGCCGCCGCAACGCCGCGACTCGCGCCCGTATCCAGCTTTACCGACTTCGCCGAAACACCGCCCGCCCGCGCGCGCTCGACGCCCATGTGGACATGGCGTCACCCCTTCCCTCCTTACAGGAAGAGGGGGCCACCAAGGCGGCCCCTCAGCCTTCCAGGGGATCAATTCCGACACCGACTAATCGAAAGGATCTCGACGTGCCGAAGTACCGACCTACCTACATGACTTACCTAGCTACTGAGTGCAAGCACGGTGAACCCTCATCGGATCGCTGCAACCGTTGCAGGTATGAAGCAATCATGCGACAGCAGCAAGCCGCCGAAGCTGAGAGAGCCGCCGCAGAGCGGCGGCGCAAAGACAATGAGACCGCGAAGGACCCAGACCCCGAATCATCCTGGCCCCCGGCATACGTTGCCTACATGCACGCCACCTACCCCGACGCCAAGTACTTCCAGTGGGCACGCCTAACCCTGACCGACTCCACCGCAAAGGAACTCCTAAATGCCAACGCCGCTGCCTGACTCTCGCGCCGTCGTCGCCGACATCGCCGTGGACATCGAGGCCGCCGCGATGCGCGCCCACGAGCAACTAAACGGAACGCACCCCTACAGCATGTCATCACCGCAATTCAAGCTAGCCGGTATGGCCCTCCAGATCGCCGCCCTCGCCCGCGCCATGCGCGACGAGATAGCCGCTACCTACCCACCCCCGCCCCTGCCCACCACCGAGGACGGCGGCCATGAGTGAATGGTCCGGCGCGAAGGTCCGCAAGTACAGCAACCAGGTTGTAGGTCGCTACGGCACCGTCTGCTGGCTATGCGGCAAGCCCATCGACATGCTCGCACCTCGCCGCTCGCCGCTGGGTCTGTCCATCGACCACGTGATACCCAGGTCGAAAGGCGGCAGCGACAGCATCGACAACCTACGGCCGTCGCACTTCCGCTGCAACGTGAGCAGACAGGACAAGCCCGCGTCGGAGTTCCGGCCTCGTCGTGGCTGGTCCGGCTCTGGCCGGTGGCCAGGACTGCATTAAAGCGGGCCGCACCCGTTTTTAGAGGCCGTTTCCGGCTACTCCGCCGCCCCCTCTCCTTAATCCCCCCAGTACTGAACAAACCGGCCCCGAATAAACCGGGGCCGAATTAAAAGGGCCCGACATGAATGAATTAACCTCCGAACTGTTCCCAGTCTCGCCCCCCCCCACGGGGGATATCGAAAAAGCCGTCAAAGACACCTTCGCCGACCTCAACCCA